TATTAGACCTCATTCCGAAGATTTATACACGGGTAGGACGAGTGCTACGTCTCGCTGGATTAGAGGATGATACACAATCGACGATGGCGCAGTTAGGGCAACCCTATCAGGGAGAACAGGGTATACAGCGTATTTATGAATGGGGAGCCGGTCAATATGATGTAGCCATCAATATTGGGGCATCCTATACCACCCGACGGCAGGAAGCGGCGGCATGGCAACTCGATTTGATGAAGGTCTTGCCTCCAGATATGGCGGCAGCGATGGCACCGTTGGCGGTGAAAAACTTGGACGGTCCGGGCAATCAGGAGATTTCCAAACGGCTCAATCAAACACTCCCGCCTCAGTTACAGGGTGAGGAGGAGAAGAATCCGATTCCACCAGAAGTCCAACAGCAGATGCAGAAGGCACAGGAGCTTATTCAGAAGTTGAGTGGACGGATTAAGGAACTGGACGAGTCCATCCAGCTTGATGAAGTGAAGGCGCAAAAGGATCTGATGCGGACACGAGAGTCTGACGAAATGAAGGAGCGTGTGGCGCGGATACAGGCAGAAACAGAAATTGCACGAACACGGATGGAGTTAATTAAAGAGCTAGTGAAGGTGGATGCCGATGGATCGAAGATTTTAGCACAGGAAGAAACGAAGCGATTATTAAAGTTTGCTGATTTAGAGGTGGCCTCGCAAATGTCTCCTCCAAAGGGCGCTGCTGGTCCACCACCGTCTCCTCCACCGATGCCGGGTGGCCCTCCACGCGGAGGACCGGGCATGATGCCACCGGGAGGACCTCCGGGACCACCACCGGGACCACCCGGAATGATGCCACCGGGACCTCCACCGGGACCACCGGGGATGATGCCACCGGGACCGCCTCCGCCGGAACCACCAATGGGACCGCCGGGACCAGAAGGTCCTCCTATGGGACCACCGATGCCCCCACCGGGACGACCGCCAAGAATGTAGGAGATGACGATGCCATTAAAAACAGGTTCAAGTAAAAAGTCCGTGAGTGATAATATTCGGATATTGAGTCGTGAAGGCTACAAGCCGAAACAAGCGCAAGCCATTGCGATGAGCAAAGCGGGAAAATCTCGAACACCGAGCAAGCGGAGGACGAATGCCTAAGCCGAAGAAACGACCAAAGCCGGGAACAGGAAAAACTCCTCGGTACTAATTTATAGCTTAGAAGGGAAACAGAAGGTACGGCGCGTGCAATCCACTGTGTGAACCCTGAACTAAAGAGGCAGGTGACACGAACCCTTCTAGGCTTCTTTTTAAGGAACTCATTATGGCAAGAAGAACGCGAAAGCAACCATTAGAAAGTGTGTATGGGCGTAAATATAATGATTTTAATAATCCAACAGGAGGACCCGGACCTGTAACAGCACGCAGTCCAAGACCGGTTCAGCGAAATCCTATGGCTCCAAAGTCCCCAAAAGAATTTACTACTGATATTGCTGAGCGTGCTGCAAAACCAATACCAATGTCGGGGGGCATAGGAACGGTTTTGGATCAGTCCCGGACACTAGAGATTCCTCCAACTTTCCCAACACCACTCGACGAAGGCGGAGAGACTATTAGTGATATTCAACAACGTGAAAATCTTGCTGGTCACACCCGTGATCGTTGGGAGACACTCAAGGCGCAGAGTCGTGATTACAATCAATCAGCCCGGCAACGTAAGGAAGCGGTGAAATCATCACAGGAAGCGTTGACATCATCACAACAGAGGCTTGCAGCGACAGCGGACAGTTTGAAGAATGTAGAACAAGCCTTAATGAATACAACAGATCCAGAAGTAAGAAAAATACTAGAGCGAACTCGTGATCAACTAACGGCTGTTATAAAGCCGCCCAAATAAGGAAATAAATAATCATGGCTCGAATTCGACAATATCCACCAGAAAAAGATTCTGTCAGGGCAAGAGAAGAACGAAAAGGTCAGGCTCTCACCGAGAGGAAGGTAAAGAATAGAGATGAGTTAGATGCGAAAGTCCGACGTTATGTTGGGGAAACAGGAAAAAAAATAAAGACCTTCATTTCTGAAATGCCTACTTCTTATGTTATGAGAGAACTGGATCGCATTAAAGAAAAAGGAAGAACAGGACCAACGGTGACAGAAGATCCTCAACCACTCACACCGGGGACTGAAGGCGATTGGAGAAAAGGCAAGCGGGACTCTGATATTCGAGATCGCTATGATTCGATGGCAGAAGATATAGCGGCTGGAAATTCCTCAATTTCGGATATTAAAGATGCTTTTGATAAGCGACAGGTACGGAAGCGGTTACGAAGTATAGCAAGCGATGTTGATATAGACACGCGCAGTCGTAGAAGATAATGGTGTCGCACCGACCAGAACGAGGTGCGGGAAAGAGAAACAATGGCTCCTGAAATAGAAGAAACGACGCCAGAAGCAGTCGAAACCACGCCAGAGGCTTCTCCGGTTGCAACCGAACCGGAAGAAACCGGGGCGGAACCGGCTGACGCGCCGGTCAATGAACTGGCTGAATTTCGTGCAGCGCGAAAAGCGGAACAGGATGGCGTGGAGACAGATGAAGCGCCAGTAGAAGAAGTTGCGGCAACATCCGAAGAGGAACCAGCGGTTGACACTGCAACTGTCGATCCGTCGAAGCATGTTTTTGATCCGGATACGGGTGAGGTCTTAGATCGGCGTACGCGTGCTGCCAAACGGATTGAAGTCTTATTAAAAGAACGTCACGCATTACGGCGACAACTTTCAAAGCAGGCACCGCAGGCAGAACCAGTTGCACCACCTCAACCAACGGCTCCTCCAGCAGAGACGGCACAGGAGGATGAGCCTAAATTTGAGAATTTCTCGAAAGAAAAAGATCCATACGCTGCGTTTTCTGCGGCAACAGCACGGTATCACGCTCAAGCTGAGTTTCAAAAACAAGTAGTCGAGCAAAAAAAAGTTGGACAGAAGGCACAGTTACATGCTGAAGTGCAGCACGCACAAGACACATGGGATGGTAAGCTGGATGAGGTACGAAAACGCATTCCCGATTTCGATCAGGCATATACAGCGATGTATGAAACGCTGCCGAACGATGGCAGGCAGCGGCCTTTGGTCGAAACGCTCTTAACATCGTCCATCGGTCACGAGATGGCCCATTATTTGGGGACACATCCTCAAGTGGTCACGGACTTGTATAACAAGCCTTCGCTCAAGGCTCATATCCGAGCGCTTGGAAAACTAGAAGCGCAGGTCGAAGCAGCGATTCAGAATCATACTGCATCACCTGTATTAAACCCTGTAGGCGCACCTCCACCACCGATACGTCCGGTGGGGGCAGCAACTACTTCCACTAATTATGACAGTCGGTCGGCGACTCTGGCCCAATTCCGCAAACGTCACGGAGTGCGCGGTGGACGACGGAATGTCTGAGGTGGTTTTTTTTATAAAGGAAAGTGATGGCGAATAATCTACCCACAATAGATGACATCACATTGGCCGCATTGGATGTGTTTGAAAACAACCTCTATGCAGCCAAGTGTTGTAGTCGAAAGCTCGAAGGCGACTTCGGGTCGAAGGGTGGTCAGATTGGTGATACGATCCGGATTAGAAAACCGGCGCAGTTCACCGTTCGGACCGGCCAAGCGTGGGCGGGGCAGGACATTGAAGAGCAGTCCGATACGCTGACGTTAGATCGTCAGCAAGGTGTGGACTTTTCAATGACCTCCAAGGAGCGCAAGCTGGATTTGAACAGCTTGACACAGCAGGTGTTAAAGCCTGCGATTGTCCGACTGGCGAATGAAGTCGATGCGAACATCCTCGAAGATGTGACCAAGGCAACATTCAATGCCGTCGGCACTCCGGGAACGACTCCGACCACAATGGCGACCTACATTGACGCAGGCGTCAAGCTGACGAACTTCACCTGTCCTCGTGGCAATGGTGAACGGCACTTGATGGTCAATGCGGAGATGGAAGGTGATATTGCCTATGCGTTGAGAGACTACTTTCATCGCGCAGGTAAAATTAGCGAGGTGTTCGATAAGGCAGAAGTGTCGGATTATGTGGCAGGCTACAACTGGTATACCGACCAGAATGTCTACACGCATACCGTTGGCACCTATGCTGGCACCCCGTTGGTCAATGGTGCCAGTCAAACGGGATCAAGTCTGATCACGGATGGCTGGTCCAGTGGCGCGTCNAACCTGACAGTGGGCGACCGCTTTACGGTNGCAGGCGTGTTTAGTGTNAATCCGGTCACNAAGGCAACACTGTCTGATCTTCAGCAGTTTGTTGTGACCACGGCAGTCAGTGACTCGACCGGTGCTATGACGATTAGTATTTCGCCATCCATCGTGGG